AGAGGCTTCTTGTTGATCTTGCGTACCTTGCGGATCTTTGTGGGATCAATGGGACGCAGTTCTACAATACCCTTCTTCTTGTTCTTGTCATCAATAATGATGTGGTAGTACAGGCGGCTGTCAATATACCACTTACGAAAAATCTCGTAACTGCGGCGCGAGAAATCTAGCAGCCCAAGAATTTCATCAAACTCCGCTTCCACCTTGTCTTTGATGGACTTGGACTGTTTCAGATTGGCAGTGTCAATCTTTACAGTTTTAAAAGTTTCATCGTACACAATGGCTTCATTGCAAATATCCGAAATGGCAGATTCCACTTCAGGGTGGAGTGCCATGTCGCGGTACTTGCGAATGAGTTCAATGTCTGACTTGATTGTGCCGTCAAAGTCAACAACTGTTCCAAAGTATCCACCAACCTCTATTGGTACTGAGCCGTCATCCTGCTCGGGTGCGACAAAGGAAAGAGACTTCTTTGGAGTTTCCTCCGCAGAAGTCTCTTTTTTAGAGATAGTGAATCCAAATAGATTAATAGCCATGAATAAAGAATCCTGTCAAAAGAAGCGTCAGAAGCCAGAATCTATATTGATTCCGTTCTTCTGTATCGTGTTCTGAATATTCTCCTGTCCAGTACCCGTAGCAGGAACTGCTCCACCCGAAGCGGCTTCCCACCATGAGTAGTTGATGGTCACGGGAAATTCTGCAATCTGATCGTTGTTTTCAAATGAAAGGTCAATTGCGCCAACTTCGCTTGGATAGCATCCAATGAAGTTGTATGTACGGAGTGCTTCGCCATCGCGCCTCAATTGCGTTACAGACCATGTAGGCATGAAACGCATGAAGTTGGTGGGAGCCACATTGGAGACATGGGAGTTGAAGGTCATGCTCCAAGCCTCAAAGTACGAACGCAGACTCAGATTGGCATCAGAGATGATCGTGATGGTCCAGTCTTGGAATGTACGATCTCCTGGCAGTTTGATGCGGCGACCACGATAAGGAACCTCAATGGTTCCAATCGAGGACGCAGGAATCTGTGCTGCCTTGCACAAGAACGAGATGGCGCGGTTGTCCTTATATCCGGGAATGTTTCCCGTGACCTTGAACAGATTGGTGCGAACACCACCGCCAGCGAAGGCGTTTACGAAACCCTGAATGTTATTTGATGGATCTACTGGCATGGATTACTCCTTAGTCTTATTTAGACCTTAACCGCCGACTTCGGTGAAGTTTACGCCTGTCTTTGTTGCAACAAAGTTCAGGGAGATGAAGTTTACGCTACGGGTTGGCTTGATGAAAATATCAGCCACGAACTCATTGCGGTCAATTACTTCACTTGTGTTGTTGGTTTCATCGCACACCACCTTGAAGTCGGTGATGCCACGGCGTGCCTGAATGGTCTTCAGGAACGGAACCACGAGATTCTTGAACTGTACGCGAGTGAACTCATCGTTCTGCTCAAACAGGAAGAACTTCGAAGCGGTGGCAATCGCCTTCTCAAGAATGATGAACAACCGGCGGACATTGATGCGGTCAAACGCGGACGGACGAGTCTGCATGGTCTTGTCGCCGTACAGAATGGTTCCCTGTCCTGGGAAGGACACAACAGGATTGATCTGACGGGTGTACAACTCGTCACGATGGGCTTCCTGTGTGGGGTTGTACGCCAACTTGACCACACTGTTGAGTTGACCACGGTTGAAGCCTGCGGGTGAGAACCACGCTTCGTTGGTGAACTCGGTACGAGCAACAAGTCCCGCGATGTCCGCGTTGAGCGGCACAAGACGAAGCAGGTTGTTGTAGGTGTCCAGTTGATACTTCCAACCGCTATCCATAACTGCGTAGGACGAGTTGATGTTGAGTGTGGTGTCGCGGTAAGTCTTGAGGTTAGCCAAGGCTTGATACGGCAGGGTGTTTTCTACATCGGTTGACGCACACGACACAAATGCCATGCAGTCAAGACGCTTTTCGCAGACATTTTGGATGATCAACTGCTCAAGTGTTGCCGAAGCATTACCTGTTGGCAGGAGAGACACATCCACAAGATCCGCATCAGCAAACTTGCTCCAACCATTAGCCCAACGGAGCGAATCCGTTGGAAGTATATCAGTTCCGGCAGTCAAACCAAAGGAACTGACTCCATCGCCAACAGCGGTTGCAGAAGAGATAGCCGCACCAAGTTTCACCCACGCGGTGGAAGTTGCTGCTGTTTGCCCGTTTCCTGCAATATCATTGGACAATGCCCAAATGTACTTGGACTGATCATTAATGATGGTCTTGTAGTAATTGCTGCTGCCGTCATACTTACGGGCATCGTATGCGCGAGACAAGCCCTCAAACTTCTCAAGAAGACCGTTCGCGGTTCCTGTCCATGTGCCGTCCTTGTCTAGTACAATCACATTGATCAGATCGCCTGCACCACCTGCATCACTCGCATACGGTGTGACCGTAGCCTGAGAACCAATGTACTTGGCGTATGCACTCTTGATGGTGAGCGTTGTTCCTATTACTTGTGAAACAGGAACCATTGTGCTGAGATTCAGACGCACAAACGGATTACCACCAGCGGTGAGAGTAATACCGCTAGTAACTCCAAAGAAATCACCAAACACCGCGGTAATTCCAGTAAGAGTTGTAGAAGCACTGGTTCCCTTCTGAACTCCACTAACAGTTGCGCTTGTGCCGTCAGCGAATGTTATTTCATCGTTCACTGCAAAGTAGCGAACCTGCGTTTGACCTGTGGTGGTAACATCAATAAAGGTTGCGCCTTGTGAAGCAGCATTTGCCAAAGACGCACCCGTAGTGCCAGCACCATTGGTCACGACAACTTTGAGAGATGATCCGAGTGCGCCTGGATACTTGGCAGCAAACAGTACACCATTAGTAGCAGCAGTGGTTACTGTTGCGCTAGAATTGAAATCTGTGGTGTTCTTGATTGTGATGTCCCGTGAACCACCTGTAGCAGTTACACATCCGTTGTACGAAGTAGCACCCACCACACGCACAACCTGCATATTGTTGCCGTAAGACAAGAAATTTGCAGGGGTGTAGAAGTCAACGAAGTTGTCGTTGTACGGCTTGCCAAAGATGGTAGCCAGTTCGGTTGTGGATGTAACCTTGACAATCTCATCGGTTGGACCCCAGTGGAAGTAACCTGCAAAACCGCCGGGAGTGGTGGCAATTGCAGGAACAATGGTGGTCAGGTCAATCTCTTTAACGCTTACGCCAGGGCTTACTCTAAATGCCATTTGTGTTTCTCCTTCGTGAAGAAGTCAATGCTTTGCGACTGTGCTTCTGTTTGTATGTATTATTTTGAAAGATTCACAAACGAGTCAGAAAGTCTACTCCATATCTAGGTTTTCGTCCCCCTTCACTTTCCAATTCTGCTTGTATGTATTATTTTGAAAGATTCACAAACGGGTCAGAAAGTCCACCCCATATCTAGGTTTTCGCCCCCATTCACTTTCCAAGATGTGCCACTGGCATCTGTAAAAGTATTTTCGGAAATCCCTGTATCCACAAATCCAAAGGGGGTCATCTCTTCTTCCAAATTTTTCATTTGCTCTTCGTACAGGTCTTTACGGATATCGCTGCCTGTAATGGACTTGAAATAGGCTTGGGTGGTGAGCCAACCGAATAGTACCAGCGTCATCACCAGATCGTCGTGGTGGTTGTCTTCTGCTTCAAACGAATCGCCTTTGGCTACAAACGAGCAAAACTCGTCTACTATATTAAAGTCTTCCACTATAAGTTTGGTGTCTTCGATTAAATTCTTCAGAATGGAGCAGCCAATGCGTTTCACCGCCGTAGAGGTTTTTACCCCCTTCATGGATCCGCCCTTGCCACCGAAACCGCCGTTCACCACTTGCCCCTTGCGCCCCTGTGTGGACACATACACCACATTGTCGTACTCCAAATCATCGTGCAGAATATCGGCTACCTGACCGCCAATATCGTTTACCTCCACCAAACAGTACGCATTGTTGTACTGCCGCAGAATAGGATAAATGGCATTGGGGTACAACATGGGCGGCAATTCGTTGTTGCGGAAAGTAGCCACCACCCGATACGGAATAGCCGTGACATCCACTACAGTGAATGCGTGGTAGTCAAGCCCCTGTCCCCGTGCTGTGTCCACCACCGTGACATATTTGTGTTCGGGCATGGGGCGTTGATACACGCGCAACCCCTCTGCATTGTAATATTCAGGTGTGCGGTACACCATGCATTTGATTTTTTCAGGATGCACAAGGGTGTGCATGGAGCCAAGAAATTCACACTCAAACTCGGTGCGAAACTGCTCCGCTGATGTGTTGGATATGGTTTGCTTTTTCCACGCTTCATCACGACCAGGCACATCGCTCCAATGCACTTCAATGGGCACATACTCGTTCTTGCCTTCTTCACCAGGCTTTTTACTAGCGTTCACCCAGAACCGGTAGAACATATTCAAGCCCTTGGGCGTGGAGATGATTGTGACCTTCGTGCTTTGACCACTGGTGATGGTGGGGTATACAGACGAGAAGAACTCTTCTGCCACATTCTGCGGCACATACGCAAACTCGTCAAGAAAGATGTAGTTGAACGATCCACCACGCACCGCAGACGATGATGTGGCTGACGCAAGAATCTTGGAGCCGTTTTCCAATACAATGGATCCCTTGTTCCACTCCACCACGCCCTGCTGCAACCACATGGGCAGGTACTCGTAGGCTAGTTTCAAGCGACCCAGCAGTTCACGGGCTGTGTTCAGTTTGTTAGCCAAGATAGCCACGCTCATGCTTTGATTGAACAGCACATAGTGCAGCAGATACGAAATGATTGTGGTGGACTTGCCGGTCTGTCGCGGCAGTTTACCAATCACGAAACGGTTTTCGTGAATGATTTTAATCATTTCCTCTTGAAAGTCATACGGCTCGAAAGGCACCAAGCCTTTGTCGAGTGACACAATCTTCACATAGTTCTTGATAAAGTACAGAGGATCCTGTGAGCATTTCACATACTCTTCAATCTGCTCGGGAGAGAAATTAACATTTACTCCCGCTGCCTTTAGGTTGGAGTTGCCCAGATATTTATTACTCATTGGTCTTGTCGCCTTCAATCACATCACGCACATCAGGGCGGTTGTCAAATGCCTTGGTGGAAGAACGCGCAGAGTTAATGATGTCCTGTAGTTCTTTGGTTGAACCCACATAGATGGACTGATTGGTGGTGCTGTTGTTGGTGACGCTTTGATCCACCTTGCGGATGGTCTTTACGCGGTTGTGCAGATCCATGAGTTCGCGGTTGGTTTCCGCAAGCGTCTTGATCATCTGTGCTACAACTTCGTAAGCCCGTGGCTGATCACCTTCTTGGGCTACCTGAATCACGCCGTCTAGCGCGTTCTTGCCCATGTTGACAAGTTCCTTCAGGTTCTCGCGCACCACTTCGTAGTCGGTCTTGAGATCCTTTTGTAGTTTCTCATCGGTGAGAGGAACAGGATCAACCTTTGCAAGAACTGCATGAGGCGGAACAATAGACTTCACTGGCTCTGTTCCCAGAGCCTTTTCAATACCATCAAATCCACTCATGGTCTACTCCTTAAATATTCCAACCCACCGTTATGCCACCCGATGCCATTCCTGCCGCGTATGTGGTGCCTCCACCTGACTGTGGCTGATACACCTTGGCATACGGTGTGTAATTGTTGGCATTGGAATTTGCACCACAGGCTCCAGTAATTCCAGTAATCACATCACCGTAATTGCCGTGATCGGTTGTGCTGCCTGCGGTAAATCCATCTCCAAACACATCAAAATTCCACACTCCGGCTTTGATGGAGCGGATTTCCTTGTAGTTGCGCGTGGCTCCAAACAGATAAGACTTCATGGTGAAGTTCAGCGTAAAGATAATGGATCGGCGGGTTTCAAAATCGCCTTCGTAGTCTTCTTCGGACGACACAGAATTCAAGTACAGCGGAATGTCCACTTTCTTGTTGATGTCGTCAAAGTTCACAGTCATCACAAACTCAGGAGCAAAGTACGGCAGAATCTGTTCCACAATACGCAGCCCATCATCCATGTTTCGCACATACACATACAGCGCAAAGTCAATGTTGTACGGCACTTCTGCGTAAGTGTAATCCACCCCAACAGGACTGCTGGTGGTGGGACGCACAAAATGACGAGTGGCACTGTTGCGCTTGCGGGTGGCATCGTAGTTGTATCCCGCAATCTCAAACGCCATGCGTGGCAGCGTGATCTGATTGGGATTTTGGAAATACGGATCACCCGCAATCCGCACCTTGTACTTCTCCTTGGGAGCATACGCAATAGGAACGAGCAGGGTCTTTGTGCCACCGCTTTCGGCTTTGTCGGTATAGATTTGGTTGAACAGCGAACCAAATGCTACCACCATGCGGCGGATGGATCCATTATAGAATGAGGTGAACATTAGTAGTTGCCCTCGCTGAACGGATCAACTTCGGTGAAATCAAAGATGTCGTCACGCTTGGCTTCCAGATCTAGTTCTTCATTGTCCTGCTGATCTTGGTGTGCCACACGCACAGTTGTAGTATTAATACCAGAGATGGCGTAGGTGTATCCGCTGTCGTTGCCCCTGATGATGTCTCCCACCTCAAACACACCTTCTTGGGTGTTGACGCGAATATAGTAATTGCCCACGGTGGGATGGGGATACGGACGATACTCAACGCGACCGTAGGCGTGTTTGTCGGCTGATGTGCCTGTGTACACTTCTTCGCCTGGATACAGATCGCCAACCCATGCGCCTAGTGTGAATCCAAGAGCATACGAAGACTTTACATTCATCACCGCATCCAGTTCGCTTTCGCCTGTGTCGATCTTCTCGTTGGAGTACTTGAAGGCTTCACACGACAGTTTAAACGAGTACCGATCACCCGCCGGATAGAACGGGTTGTCGTGCTTCACGAATTTGATTTCCATCATGGAGTACGGATAATCAAAGAATATTACATCGCCTTCACGGGGACGACCAAGACGCTGAATATCAGAATGGTGCCCCATGACATCCATGAACCGCTTTCGGGACACAATGAACACCGCTGAGTCTTTCACATCAAGCCCGAAGCGGGACATTTCAGAATCGCCCTCAAAGCCTTCAGAGTTTTCCATGTACATCTCAATGCGGTTGGCATCAAGAAATTCCGAAACTTCTTCGCCAAGAATCAAGTCTTCCGTAACCTTTTCGCGTGGAATGTATATCATCTCATGCCCGTGGATCTTGATGACCTCGGTCGTGAGTGATTCAAGGAGGTTTTGCTCCCCCTTCTTGTTCCTGCGAAAATACGGATTAACTGTCATGGTTATCCTGTGATGAAGTCAGGTGGTTCCTGATACTTGAGCAGCACTTCTTCCTCAACCTTGTTTACTTCGTCAGTGGCTTCTTGATAGATTCGCGCACCGTTGAATGTGATATTTCCTGGCAGCGGAATGCCCTCGTACTTAGACAAGTTGGCACCCCACTGCTGTTTAATGAGAGCAGTGGCGTATTTCTTCAGCATGGGATCGTTCCACGCTTCGCTGTACTCAGCGGGATCAATGATTGCGTAGCCCTCAATCAAAATGTATTGATTGGTGTCAAAATCATTCCAGTTCATATCAATGTTCAGTTTATTGTTGTACTTGTTGAAGCGAATCTGCTTTTCGGGATCAAGCAGTTGCTGCAACATCTCAATGTACTGCATGGTGGACACATAGTAGTTCATGTTCATGTTGCCAGTACGAAGACCGTAGAAATCCGTGAGTGCCATCTGATACCGAATATTGAAAATGTTGTTGATCTGTAGGTTGAAGCCTACTTGAAACACCTTTGTAACATTAGCAATTTTTGGTCCGTTTGGATCAAGATTGTCGGTGTTGATGTACTGATTGGCAATGTCCTGTGCAGTTACCTGATACTTCCAGTACTGCCGCTGCATACCCAACGAGTTCCAGTCATTAAAATACTGTATAGCCTGATCAAGACGATCTTCCACTTGGGAATCGTCCACATTGATTTCGATTACTGGCGCACCCAAGGCGCGGAGGCAGTAGTCTTTGAATTCTTGTCGGGTGGTTGGCTTCGCCATCGTGTCTCCTTTACCCCTATTTAGAAGACTACGCGGCTAGTGGTTTTCCTGCTGTAGCCTCTGCAACAATCTAGCCAATTCGCCCTCACGGTTGCAGATGCGGTCGCATTCAGCATCGGTGGACGGCAGATACAGCAGATTGTGCCCGTCTGTAATGTAGTGCCGAACTCCTCGTTCGTACACTCGCGTGTGAAATCCGTGTGGAGCCGAATACCGAGGCTCCAATTTCAAAAAGTCGGAAAACCGATATTGGGTATCGTTGATCTGCACCGTTCCGTCTATTCCATAATGTATGAGTTTCATGTAAATTACCCACCCTTAGTAAAATCTTCAATACCAACAATATCTGATGCTGTAAGTTGGGTGGATTCGGGAGAAGTATATACCTTGGTGGTCTTAGATACTGCGGAAATAGTGAACGCTGGAGAATTTGTTGTGACTTGTGCAGACAGTTTTTGCACAAACGAATCACGAGTCAAGCCCTCAACCACTCGAAGTGCGGCGAATGTGCCAGATCCACTCACCGCTGATTTTACCGCTGCGGTGTCTTGATATGAGCGAGTGTAGTAGTTGGTGACATCTGCGTACAGTGAAGTAACTCCACGAACGCTGAATGCATAAGAAATGCCATTTGCAGAAAAGATGCTATAGTTTCCTGTGGTTTGTCCAGACAACACTATGCCATCGTAAAGGCTTCGCAAGTCTTCAATATTCTGCTTGGTGGGCAAGAATGTAAAGTTTCCACCCGTGAATGCACCCGAGTACAATTTGGGGAAGTCTCCTGACGCACCCGTGGCTCCACGCATGGCAGTGGAACCAAGCAAATACAGTTGGGTATTGTCGGCAAGAGAAGACTTTACAGTCTTTACTTCAGCCAAACTCTTCAACTGCGTAACTGATGTGGGAATCAAGCACGCGCCGCTGTCGTATCCAAACACATATCCAGCAGAACCGCCTTCAACATACGCAATATGACCTGTGGAAATTCCTGAAAACAACGAAAGCCCGTGTACAGAATTTTGAATGGCATCAATTGTGCCCACATACAGGTTGCTCGTCTTAATATCAGGATCAGTATTGGTGTATATCTGATTAGAAATCACTTTAGACGGACCACTTACGGGGAATATTGATTGCCCCTCTGGTCCGTGGAAGGTGGTGTGCCAGATGCTGTATGCACCCGAAGACTGACTTGTTGTTGGAACCGTGCAGGTGGTTCCGTGTGCAATACCACGAAGAGCCGTGGATGAAGTTCCGCCACTCACAATAAAGTCGTCCAAATACCCCTTGAACGGCTTATTGCCATACGGACCACCGCCGATGGAGAACGGAGCAGAGTTGAATCGGATGTTGCCCGAAAGTCCGGTCTGCTTTGCAATGCGAGTGCCGTTCCAATACGTGGACACACACGCAGAGTTGCCTTGGTTGCTGTACGCAAACGCACA